AGCACAGGAAGTTCCGGCGGACCCGGCCCTACGGGATTCAAAGGACAAAAAGGGCAAAAAGGAAGTTCATCAGGAGGTCCGTTCGCTGCATTTTCAGATAGGAGACTAAAAAAAGATATAGAGGAAATCAATCCTGTATTAGAACAACTATATACCATAAAACCTGTTAATTATAATTGGAACACAGATGAAATGAAAGGTGTTATTTTAGAAGTAAATAAAACATCTTCATCTCATAGGATTCCGTCTAACTTGGAAGGTAAAGAAGTGGGTATTATAGCTCAAGATATAACTGATGGTCTTAAAGCAGGTTTATTAAAAGAGTTTAAGATAGAAGGACAAAAAGGAGTTCTAGCTGTTAACTACGATAAATTATCGGTATATAATCTAAAAGCTATACAGGAATTATATGATTTGATAAAAGATTTAACTAAAAGAGTTACAAAATTAGAAAAAGAAGAAAATCATGAGTAAATTAAGAAATGTAGAAGCTGTAAAAAAACTTCTAATAGGAGAACACAAAACCCAGAATAGAACAACTATAGGATATAGGAAGAAAGAAGATTCCGAAATAAGAAAAGTAGGAGATATATGGGAAGATGTTTCACCTATGGGTCATGTAACCGAATGGGAACAAAGAGATGGATATAAAGTAAAAAGATCTAAAGGAGTTAGAGAAATATTAAAAGAATTAGATAGCATAAGTAAATTTCCTAATTGCCTAGATACATGTAACGGCAAACTTTTTGGTCAAGCAGATTATAAATTAGGAAAAAAGACAGGAAGATGTTTAGAATGTACAATAAAATATGAAGCAGATTTAAAACTAAATGGAAAATTTGATACTTATGTTCATGATAAAAAGAAAGAGAATGCAATATCATTTTTAAAAGAAGCATCTAAAGAAGTAGAAATTTTATTAAGATCATTTGATAACATGGGATATTCTCATGCAGACGGATCTATTGAAAAATGGTCAATTGAAAATAAAGAATCATTTTTAGATAAGATTAAATCTGATTTTAATAGTTTAAGAGATGATATTATGGGAACATATAATATAAAAGAAGAAGATTTAAATATAGATGTCAACAAATAAAGTAAAACTAGCAATAGCTCAGGAGTATAAAAAATGTGCAAAAGATCCAACTTATTTCACTAAAAAATACTGCAAAATAGAGCACCCCAAAAAAGGACGTATTTTGTTTGGTCTTTACCCATTTCAAGAGACCACACTAGAAAAAATGTACAGGGAAAGATACATTATCATAAACAAAGGAAGGCAGTTAGGAATATCTACTTTATCAGCTGCATTCATTTTGCATAATATGATATTTAACAGCGGGTATAAAGTCCTTATTATTGCGACTAAGCAGGATGTAGCAAAAAACTTAGTTCATAAAATTAGATTGATGCATGATTTTTTACCTTCATGGTTAAAACAAGAAACCTTAGAGGACAATAAAATGATGCTTAGATTTAAAAATAATGGATCTAGTGTTAAAGCAGTATCGTCTAGTCCTGATTCTGCAAGATCAGAGGCATTGTCTTTATTAGTTATAGATGAAGCAGCTCACATTACTAATTCAGAAGAGATTTGGACGGCTGCACAATCTACTTTAGCAACGGGAGGTAGTTGTATATTACTATCGACACCCAACGGAGTAGGTAATTTGTTTCATAGAATTTGGCAGGAATCTTTAAATGGAGGTGATTTTACTTCTGTGTTTTTACCATGGACTGTTCATCCTGAAAGAGATTGGAAGTGGAGAAAGGAACAAGACATATTACTAGGAGAAAAAGCAGCAGCCCAGGAATGTGATGGTGACTTCTTGACATCTGGACATACTGTAGTAGATGGTAGTATTTTAGTATGGTATGAAAATAATTGCGTAAAAGACCCAATAGAAAAAAGAGGTGAGTCCGGAGATTTATGGGTTTGGAAATACCCTGAAAGTGATTGTACTTATGTTGTATGTGCCGATGTATCTAGGGGAGATTCTTCCGACTTTTCTGCTTTTCATGTTTTAAATATAGAAACATTAGAGCAAGTTGCAGAATTTAAGAGTATGATTGGCACCACCGAATTTGGGCATTTGTTAATGAGTATAGCTTCTGAGTATAACGGAGCTTTACTTGCCATTGAGAATGCGTATGTTGGTTGGGCAGTCCTACAAACTATCATAGATTTAGGGTACCAAAATTTATATTATACTTTCAGAAACGATCCTTTTGTAGATCCTGATGTGCATGTTAACATAAATCAAGACTATTTACTTAAGGATAACATGGTTCCGGGATTTACTACTTCTACAAAAACAAGACCCGTAATGATTTCTAAATTAGAGACATATTATAGAGAAAAATCTCCAATAGTCTATAGCAAGAGATTGATACAGGAATTGTTTACTTTTGTTTGGAAAGACCACAAAGCAGAAGCTAGAGATGGATATAACGACGACTTAGTTATGTCTTTCGCTATTGGACTTTGGGTTAGAGACACTTCCTTAAAAATGAAAACTTTAGGTTTAAGTTTCTCTAGGTCTTTGCTAAGTAACACAACAAAAACTATATACACCCCAAGTAACTCTAATAAAGTACATGACTCTTGGTCTATGAAAACTAGAAGCAATGAATCAGAGAGTTTAACTTGGCTTATAAAATAAAAATATGGATAATTCAATACAGGCAAAACTAAAAAGATTATTCTCTACGCAAGTTATTGTTAGAAGAATTGGAAAAGATAGGATTAAAGTTATTGATACCTCTAGGCTACAAGGCGCGGGTACTAAAGATAAAGTCGGATACGCTGACAGATTCTCTGGTTTACATACATCTAGGCAATACGGGTATTCTCCTAACAACAACACCATAAATTTTCACTCTTCAAAGTTACAGATATTTACAGACTACGAAGCCATGGACACAGATCCAATCATAGCGTCTGCATTGGATATTTATGCAGACGAAAGTACGGTAATGTCTGTAGAGGGAGATTTGTTAAATATTAGTACTCCAAATGAGAATATCAAAAAAATACTCTATAATTTATTTTACGACATTTTAAATATAGATTACAACTTATGGAGTTGGACAAGATCTCTATGTAAATATGGAGATTTCTATTTGTATTTAGATATCGAAGAAGGTCTTGGTATAAAAAACGTTGTCCCTTTATCAGCCTATGAAGTTAGAAGGATGGAAGGAACAAATCCAGAAAATCCTTATGAAGTTAAATTTATATACGAGGGATTACACACTACTCAAATGAGTCCGATTGTATATAGAAATGATGAAAGAAAAAATAAAGAATTAGATTATCATGAAATAGCCCATTTTAGATTATTATCTGATAGTAATTTTTTACCTTACGGTAGAAGTCAAATAGAACCTGCAAGAAAGATTTTTAAAATGCTTACTTTGATGGAGGACGCTATGTTAATTCATAGAATCATGAGAGCTCCGGAAAGAAGAATTTTCAAGATAAATGTGGGAAGTATTCCGCCTAATGAAGTAGATAACTACATGTCAACTATTATATCGGCAATGAAGAAAACGCCTTATGTCGATGAAAAAACAGGAGATTATAATTTAAAATTTAATCTCCAGAACATGTTAGAGGATTATTACTTACCGGTTAGGGGAAAAGATGCAAGTAGCGAAATAACAACATTACCAGGTTTAGGCAATCAAGGTTTCATGGATGATATTGAATACGTCAGAAATAGAATGATGGCTGCCTTAAAAATTCCTAAGCCATTTTTAGGGTATGATAAAGACACAGAAGGTAAGTCTATGATTGCTGCCGAGGATGTTAGATTTGCTAGAACTATCGAAAGGATTCAGAAAATAATTGTATCGGAGTTAAATAAGATTGCTATCATTCACTTATATACTCAAGGATATAAAAATGAGGAATTGATTGATTTTTCTCTTTCTTTAAATAATCCATCCTTAGTTTATGAAAGACAGAAGGTAGAAATATTGACAGAGAAAATGAATTTAGCTTTAGTGATGCAAGATTCTAAATTATTCTCTAGGAAATATATTCATGAAAACTTATTTAAATTATCGGAATCAGAAAGATTAACAGAAGAAGAATTGATTATTGAGGACTTGATGACTACTTTTAGACACTCGCAGATAGAAACGGAGGGCAATGACCCTAAACTATCAGGACAAAGTTTTGGTACTCCACATGATATGATGTCACTAAAGTTAGCTTCTAAAGGAAATGAAGTAGATGCAATGTCATTTGACGATGGAGAAGAGTTAGAATTTGCAGATAAAGAGGATAATCGAGGAAGACCTAAGAGAATTGGCACATTTGGTACAAAAGATGACACAGTCAATGGTAGAGATTCTATGGGAGACCGGGATATGAAATCTAATTTAGAAGGAGAAAGAGATCCTTTAAAAGCTAGAAAAAGAGAGAATCCAGTAAATTTAGAGTCAAAACTAGTAAATTCTCTTAAGAGGCAATTTGATAGTGCTATAGGAAACAAGAATCTAATTATCGAAAAATCATTTAAAGAAAACGAAAAAGTGGCAGGCACAGATTTGCTAAGTGAAAATAACTTGTTAGATTTAGAGTGATTTAGATAAACATTACAATATTTATTTAAAATAATTTCTTTTAATAAGAAATTCACAACTATAAAAAATGAAGAAAATAAAACACAAAAAGCACCGGAATACGGGATTGATTTTTGAAATGTTAGTGAAAAAAATGACTAGCAATGTATTACAAGGAGAAGGGATAAATGAAATATCCTCAATTATAAAAAAACACTTTTCAAACAATTCACAGATTAGACAGGAGTTGACGTTCTACCAAATGTTAACTAAAGAGAAAGTAAAAAGTCCTAACCTCGCTAATGAATTAATTGAATCCATAAAAGAAGCTAGAAACTCTTTAGACATTGAAAAATTGAATAAGGAGAAATATAGATTATACAAAGACATTACATCATATTTCGGCGGGGATTCTTTCTTTGACATAAAAGTAGAAAACTATCAAAACTATGCTAGCATCTATACATTATTCGAGTACAATCAATCAGATAATCCTCCAGTAATGGTTTCAAATAAACAAAATCTAATAGAATGTATATGCAATGTAGAATCATCTAATACCATGTCATCTGAATACTTAACAGAATCAGAAGATATTAGATTGTCAGCATTTGAGATAATGATTGAAAAGTATAATGATAAATACAATGGTCTATTAAGTGAGCAAAAAACATTATTAGGCAATTATATAAACATGGAGACGTCATCAGATGAATTTAAAACATTTATTACATCTGAAACAAGTAGATTGAAAGAATCCATTAATAGCATTATTCCTAATGTTGGAAATGTAGCATCAGCAAATAAATTAAATGAAATGATTGATGTCTTAAATCAAGTTAATAATGCAAAATATATTACAGAAGATCATATACATGTTATCATGAAATATTATGAGTTTGTAAATGTTATAGCAAAGTGAAAAATATAAAAAATAATAAAGAAGCATTCATGAAATACCTATTTGAGTCTTTAAATAAAAGTTTTAAAGTGGGTGGCCCCGCCGAATCTTCTTCCAAATACTTACCTATTGACGACGAGGATGGAGTTAAAACTGAAATGAATGTAACAAGTAATCTGGATGGTGGTGAAGGCCCGCCGAGAACTCCTCTAGTATTCAAAAGAAGAAAACCTGAGACGAAGGAAAAACCTTACAAGTTCATAAAGAAAACAACTTTCAATAAAATAGAGAGGGATAAAGAAAAACAAAAATCCACTCCATTTTTAAAACAAGAATCCGTAATAAATTTCATAGACGAATTCTTAAAAAATATAAATAATGGCACAAAATAGAGTACTCCTAATAGACTCCATATCAATTTTTAATCCTATTAGCTGCGTATTAAAGGAATCCAAAGGTAAAAACGGCGGATTATTGGTTAAAGGAATATTACAAAGAGCTGATTCCATAAATCATAACAAAAGAATGTACTCTAAAAAGTTGATGACGGAGCAAGTTGAAAAATACAAGAGTAAAATACAAGAGGGTTTAGCATACGGAGAATTAGACCACCCGGAAAGAGCCGATACCTGGCTATCCGAGGTTTCCCATGTTTTCAAAGATATTTGGTGGGAGGGAGATGATATATGCGGTATTGCTGAAATCATGGACTGGACTCCAAAAGGTAACTTACTAAAACAATATTTCGACAAAGGACATACTGTTGGTATAAGTTCTCGAGGAGTTGGGTCTTTAAGAGAAGCCGGACTTAGAAACGGGGCACCTTACTATGAAGTTGGAGAAGATTATGAAATGGTTGCTTTTGACTTCGTATCTAATCCATCTACACAAGGAGCATTCATGTCGCCTGTAGTAATGAAAGAATCTAAAGGTTATCTTGTAAATGTTGATACACTAGCTGACGAAATCCTAAATATGTCAAAAATACTGTAATGGCTGTAGTTATCTTTCCTTTAGCGGGTTTTGCAGGCTGGGCTAGCGATTCAATAAAAGAGCAAGAGAGAAATAACCAAATACTAAATTTAGAAAAACAATTTAAAGATACTCCATTAGGTAAGTATGAAAATTCCGTATATGTGGAAACAAATATGGATAACGTTTATGAAAGCAGTAAGAAGTATAATATAGTTATTATAAACAATAGCGAAATTGAAAAATTTTTTGTAAGACAACCTATCCTAGAAAAACTTAGAACTGATAAAAGAAAAATTAAATTATATTCCTATGTTATAATAAATCCAGAAGGATTAGACGAGGAAGAGCGTAGAGTTAGAATGTCTAATAAGATCAAAGATAAGATATTTATAGATCATGATGTATATTCTACAAATAGATCCGATTATCTTTTAACATTTTCCGGAGTTAGAGAAATAGCTAATGAAGAACTAAACTTTAAGGATTTATCACCAAAACAAATAAGAGAAGCCGTAAAAAATTCTCAAAAACTTGGAGTTCTTCAAAAACCTACCGGAAATTTAGAGGCAGATTTTAGCATGGCTATTAATTATAGAATGGAGGTTGAAATATATTACACTAGTTCTAATACGAATCAAAAAAAAGAAATTGCTTCCGGCAAAAGAATCGTAGAACCAGTGGCTCTTGGTATTGCAGGCGGCGGATTTGACGGAAAAAGGGGGAAAGTTATTAGAGTTTGGCAAAAAACAGGAGATACTTCAACTCCTAAAAATAGACCAGGGTGGAGGTTCATGTATTTAAGTGGTATAAATTCTTTTAAATTTACTGGAAAGTACTTTAATTACAAGAGACCATCTTTTAACAGTTCCGGAGATCAGTTTATGACAGGTAGAATAACTATTGCTTCTTTTAAAGAGACTAGAATTTACGGAAAAGGAAGAAGAGCCGGAATAGCTACCTCTATTGTTAAAAATTTAGTCATGGAGCTAGCAGCACTTGGAGATACTAGTGGAGGTAGAAGTGAATTAAGAAAAAAACAAATAATAGAAAGATTACAAGAAATAAAAAACTTACATGAAAACAAAATAAAAGTTTTAGGATACGAAGATAGAGATTTAATTTACAAAATTTTACCCTAAAAATGAATAAAATAAATAAAAATACACGTTTTACATAAAAAATAGCATTTTAGTAAAAAACAATAATATTTATTGATAACAATATCTTGTTTAATATAAGATTAAACGATTAGAAAATATATTTAAGATTTACAATAGTCTTACAATCAAAATAGTAACATGAACGATTTATTAAAATCCGCAATTGCCGATGCAAAAGCCATAAAAGATACGGCAATGCAAAATGCAAAAGCAACTTTAGAAGAGTCAATCTTCTACAAAGTATCTCCACTTCTTGAAAGTAAAGAAGAAGAAGATAAAGAAGATAAAGAAGATATGAAAGAGAAATTTGATTTCTCTAAATTAAACAAAAAGAAATCTTCAGATTCTAATTCTAAAGATCGTCAAATGGAAGGCAAAGACGAAGAAGAAGAAGAAGAAGATGACGAAGACACTAATGAGGCTTATGATAAAGA